GACGCCGAGGACGCTCATGCCATGACCTCCACGGCGTTCCCGTCGCGGTCACCCGATGCGATCGTGTGCGGTCCACACGAACAGCACGGCGGGTTGTCGAGCAGAAAGGCGAAGTTGTCGGCATCGGTGAACGAGTGCCAGCCGATCCCGTGGGCTTCTCCGTTGTGGCAGAGCACCAAGTGGCGGGCGGCTGCCATCAGTCGGCCGGGCCTTCGGGTTCGACCGGGACGAGCACCTCGTCCAGATCGGAGGGCCGGAACCGGAGCTGACCGGACGGAAGCCGGACGTGTCGGAGCCTGCGGTCGTCGGCCCAGCGCCGCACCGTCTCATCCGACACGCCCAACCGCTTCGCCGCCTGGCCGGTGGTGAGGAGATCGGGTTGGGTCACAGGAGGATAGTTGGCACATCCGCCACTAGAGGTCAAGTAGAAACTTATCCACACCCCTTGTGGATTCTGTGGGTTACGAACGAAAGGAGCAGGCTTCTGACTGCCCGTCCTGAGGGGTTGACAGGGCGGTAGGATGTTCAGTGCCCACTAAGCGCCGGTAGGACTGGACGGTCCCGAGACTCCGGGATGGCAACCCGATCACGCTTGCAGCCCCCGGCCCGAGTCTCAGGCTCTAGCCGGGGGTTGCTCGCGTCCGGGGCACAACGCGAAGAAGCGCCGCCCGAACCCCTTGCAGGGACGGGCGGCGCTTCGCGTGCACGCTCAGTTGTTGCGGGCGTGCGCCCACTCCTCGACGACGCTCCACGTCCAAGCGGGCCGACCACCAACGATCCACGCCGGCTCAGGGAACACGCCTCGGGTGCGCCAGGTGTTGATGGTGTTGCGGGAGACCCCGAGGCGGTCAACCAGCTCGACCACCCCGACCACCTCAGGGTGCTGCTTGGGGGTCACCGGAGCCACCAGCGGTTGAAGTCGTCGGGCGATGCGCTCATGCGCTCCAGAATGGCAGCGATCTCCCGATCGTGCCGAGTCGGATCAGGCTTTCCCTTCTCGTCGTACGCAGACCAACGGAACGCCTGGCCCCACACGCACGCGTCGCCCACGTGGCGGGCCACTATGGACCCTTGCCCCGACGGCTCAACCGTGGCGGTTGAGCCGTCGGGCAGCGCCACCCTCACCGGTTGTCGCTGGCGAAGCGACGGACGGTCTCGGCCTTGAAGTTGGTGAAGGCCGTGCGGGGCGAGCAGCCGAGGCGGGCGGCGTCGGTGTTGAACTTGGCGACCTGCTGGGCCTCACGCTCGGCGGCGGCGTGGCAGGCGACCTCGGCGGCGTGCGCCTTGCTCGTGGCCTGGACCTTGACGCCGTGGCCGTTGAGGCGCATCCCGCTGGGGGCGAAGGCGGCAACCTGAACTCGGAAGGTGCTGAGGGCTTCGGTGTTCTGCATGTAGAGAGTATGCACACACTTTGTGTTCGGTGTCAACACTTTGTGCGCAGAAGTCCAGAGCCGGGCGTTTCGTTCTAGTGTCCACCGCGCCGCGTGCTGAGGGCTAGCGGTAGAGGGTTTGTGATTCAGACTGCCGGGATCGGGATGCCAGCAGTCGCGAGTGCCGACTCAATGCCCGACAGGCGCCGGAAACAGTTGGCGTGCTCAGCGGCAAGCTCGTCCAGCCGTTGACGGCATTCAGTCTCGTCCTGGCCGTGACGTTCCGCGATCGCCAGCGCGGCAGTCACGAGTGCCGAGGCCGAATCGGTGCGCTGCCCGCGCGAAGAAACTACCCACCCGCCACCGGCCACGACGACAGCCACCGCCGCACCGATCAGCGACGGCGCCAGGTCGGCCGCTACCACGCTCACGTTGCACCCGAGGCATGGGAGTGCATGGCGATAGCTTCGCGCACCTTCCCCTCAAGCCGGCGCCACACGCGACGAGATTGGAGCGCGGGGCCGGACCACACCACGAGCCACACGACAGGCGAGAACCCGCGGAAGAACAGCGACCACGGCGCGAACTCCACCATCCCCGCGAGCAGCACCGCGTAGCCGACGGCGTAGAAGGCTGCGAGGGCGCCAGTCGCAGTCCGCAGTGGTGACCAGTCGTGCCATCCAACACGAGCGGCCCAGAAGTTCACGCCAGCGGCGAACGTGCACGCGAGCAGATTCGTCCATGTCACGATCAAGTCGGCAGTGCTCATCGGTTCACTTCTCGGGGTTGAGGTGCGCGGCGCGGTCAGCCAGACGCTTGGAGTTGGGGTCCGTGTCGGCGGTCTCCGGGTTCTCGGCCACGGCGCGGGTCCAACCGCTGGCACGGCCGACCTCCTCGCGGATGACGGGGCGCAGAGCTTTGACGATCTCGTCGATGGTGGGCATGTCGTCCTCCGGTTGAGGTTGAGGGTTGGGCGGGCGGTAGGTGATGAGCGGGGCGATGCGCTGGCGCATGGCGGTCATGTCGATCCCGGCCGGGTCGATCTTGCGCTTCGGGTCGGTCTCCTTATGACCCTTCACGTTTGATGCCGTGAGGCCGAGGTGGGCGCAGATCGCCGCGCTGCCACGGACCCACGACTGCACCTGCACGGGGGGCCAGTCCTGACCGATGCCGTTGTTGCGGGCCTCGATCCCGATGGACTGGTTGCCCCACTCGCCGTAGCCGTTGTGGTTCCCCTTGCCTGCGGCGACCACCACCCAAGTTCCGTCGCGACGAAGGCCGAGCTGGCAGAGCGGGCCGGCAAGGTCGGGCCTGCCCTTCACGAGCAGCCCTTCGACCGCTTCGTCCGAGGCGTTGACGTTGGCGGCGTCGTGGTGCCAGACCACACCGCGCACTTCGGTCAGATCCTTGCCGCGGGTCTCCCAGCCGTCGAGGGTGACGACCTTGCACCCGGCGTCTCGGAGCACCTGAGCGAGCCACAGGAGCCTCACGACGACGCCTCCGCTTCCTTGCAGTACCACTTGCCGCACGACCAGCCGTGATCGCCACGGATGATGTCGGCCGGGGGGAAGGGGCGTGCCTCGCTCTCGCAGAAGCACGTCACGTCGAGAGGTTGACCAGGGCGCTGCCACGGTGCCTTCTGGCCTCTGGTGTGACCCATCAGGGACGCACCCGGAACAGGTGGAAGCGAGGGGGCCAGCCCATCACTTGGCCTCGGGGAGTCCGGTCGCAAGCGAGGTGAGCAGCGACACGACCGCAGCACCCGCAGAGACGGAACCGATCGCGGCCCAGTCCGCAGCGACCACATCGAACGCGCCGGCACCGATGACGGCGAGCGCGGACTGTGCGGCGGTGCGAACGGCTCGGATGAGCGCGGCCTTCAGGAACTCGGACATTGGGTGACCTCCTGGTCAGGTTGAGCGTGGTAAATCACTCAGGCCAGAGCGCATCCGCGACGAGGTTCGCCCACGCCGCGGTCGCCGCCTGCAACTCTTCGAAGTCCGTCGCTGCGTCGATCGCGGCCAGCGCGGAACGGATCGCTTGCTCGTCAGCCATGGCTTCCGCCTTTCATCAAGCGCCCGTGCGGCGCAGGTCGATCGCTTGGATGGTCCAGCCGTAGGCGGACGACGAGGCGTTCTTCGTCGGGTTGGTGAGGACGAGGTCGTACTGGCCGTCGGCGGCGACGGTGAACGAGGCGTTCACGACGATCCGGTGGTCGCCCGCGTTCGACGCATTGTAGCCGTCGGCGGTGCCGACGCTGCTGCCACCGATCGCCATCGTGATGATCCCCGATGCGGCGGTCTTGCGGATCACCACATCGCACGCCCACGTCCCCGCCTTCAACGGCAGACCCGCATAGGTCCACGTCTCCCCAGACTGCGTGGTGGCACCAGCGGCGAACCCGGACCCGAGCACGGCCGAGACCGTCGGGGTCCACGTGGTGAACGTGTTGGGCTTCTGCGTCGCCGGCTCGATGCACACCGCGTAGAGGAACGGGACACCGATCACCGATCGGGCCTGCGTGGCGGTCAGGGCTTCAGGGACACCCGTGCCCGACGAGGTGCGGCCGAGGATGGTGGCGGTCGCAACGTCGGCCATCTTGGCGAGCGTGACCGCCTTGTCCGTGACCTTCGCCGTGGTGACCGCCCCTGCTGCCAGCTTCGCCGTGGTCACCGAACCATCCGCCAACCCACCCGACGAGGGCACGCTGACGTGAGCATCCGCACCAGGGGTCCACGTGTTGTTCTGGTCGTCGTCGAACGGCTGGCCGTCACCCGCGGTGTACGCATCTGCGGCCTTCGGTGAGGCGAGGATCGCGCCCGACGCCGAGCCGTTGCGCACCGACTGGTCGAACAGCTCGATGTCACCGGACCCCATGCCGAACGCCCACGGGTACGCCGAGTTGGTCTTGATCGAGGTCGTGGTCGAACCGATCGCCCTCGAGACCCGCACCCACTCGGCCCCGTCGAACGCGCTATCGGGGTCGCCCTGGTAGGTGCGCCGCCAGAACGACAGATCCCACTTCGACTGGGCGTTCGAGAAGTCCAGGTCCACCGCGATCTCAGTCGGGGTGCCCTGCGGGAAGTACCACGCCGGGTAGGTGACCCCGCCAGCGGACGACGGACCTTCGGTGCCGAGCGAGTGGGCTTCGCTGGCGCCACCCACCTCGGTCCACTCGAAGAACAGGGTGGGCAGCCACGCGCCGGCAGCGGTGTCGTAGACCCACTGCACCGCGACCTCGAACACATTCCACAGCCCGATGCCCTCAGCGGTCTGCGTGAACAGCTCCGAGTGGATCACGTCCCCATCGGACGGAGACGCTGGTGGGTCGGTGATCCCGATGGCGTTGACGGTGCCACGCCAGTAGAAGCCACCGGAGAACGATGCGGGCGGGTCGGTCGTGTAGGCGCCCGTGTCGTGGTCGCCGCCCCACGGGGTGCACACCTGGAACCGGGGCGAGGTGGAGAGCCGTTCGAGAGCTTCGCTACGGAGGTGGTCGAGGGCTTCGATGGCGTTGTCGCCAGCCGCACCCGCCGCGGTCGATGCGGCGGTGGCGGTGGACTGCGCGGTGTCGGCGTCGGCTTGGGCGGCGTCGGCCGCAGACTGCGCGTCACCCGCAGCGGAGAGGGCCGCGACCGCGGTCGATGTGAGGCCGTCGTCGATCGCGGTCAGGTAGTCGGGGACCGTGTTGCCGGCAGGGGCGTAAGCGCTACCTTCGAGGTTGGGCATCGTCCCAGTGGGAACCGAGCCAGCCGAGACGTCTTCCCAGTCAGCCGTTGAGCCGTTGGTGGTGAGCACCTGCCCATCGGTACCGGTGGACGGATCGGGGACCACGACGGGCGGGTTCGGGTCGGTCACCTTGTAGGTGTCGTTCGACCAACTGATCGTGGATGGGGAGGCAGGAACCCGGATGGTGCGGACCGTGGTGGGGGTCGTGCCTTCCACGACGAACGCGTAGTACGAGTTCGCCGAGGTGATCGCGCTGTTCGGGTAGAGCGCAACCGACCCCTCACCGTCGGCGTCAAGGTCGACCGACGTGCGATCCACGATCACCGAGCCATCGACTGACCCACCAGAGCCGCCGTGTTGGAGCGTCACCCACACCTTGCGGTTGGAGCACGGGTTCCCTTGCGAGTCGGTGGCTGCGATGGTGACGGTCGTCTTCGCGGTCATGCGACCACACCTCCGGGGGTGAGAGCAGGCATCAGGACTTCGCCACGCCGAGCGACGCAGTGAACGAGGTAGGCGTGAGTTCCATCTGCTCGCGTTGGATGTTCACGCCCGACACGGTGCGCGGCGACTGGTCGTAGGGCGTGTAGATCACGTCGACCGCAAGCTCGAGTTCGCACGTCTCGCACAGCCACTCAGCGAGGGCCGGGTCGGTGGTGGCGTCGAGGTAGAGACGCTGCCCGATCTCGACCCTTGGCGTCGAGTAGCGGTCGAGGATCTCGTCGGCCGCGGAAGCCGCGATCGTCCATCCGTACCAGGCGACGGGTTGCAGTTCCTCGTAGGCCCTCAAGCCGTAGCGTGCGTGCGAGGCGTCGTCCTCAGCGACCACGGCGCCGAGCGTCATGGTCGTGAAGTCCCCGGCGCTGGTGAGGTAGTAGAACCTCACACCAACTCGGTTCAGGATGCGGTCGAGCCGGTAGCCCGACACCTCAATGCCGGCGTGGCGGTACTCACCAGCGCCGAGGGTGGCGTCCTCGTCGGTGAACGTCGCGGACACCGTTGCGTAGTGGGCGGCGTAGGTCGCATCCGACAGGGACGTGACGGTCCGCACCCGCAGGTAGCCATCCCGAGTGGCCCAGCGGGCACCGAACGGGCCAGCCACCAACAGGGCAGCCTCAGCGAGCGTGCTCGGCAGCGAGTTCGGACCCTGAATCCCACCGAAGAACCAATCGGGGTCCGGGGCGGGGACGTGCCACTCGTCGGTGTCGTCGACGGAGACGATCTTGCCGGAGGCTTCCAGCATCGCCCCGAGCGCATCGGCGTGGGAGTAGCCCATCCACGCGCTGAAGTACGACGCGGTCAGGAACGTCCCCGCCACCTCGTCGTCAGTGATCGAGCGGCGCACGACGAACACCTCGTCCACGTACGTGTTCGTCGCACCCGAAGGGCCGATCAGAAGATCCGATTCGTAGACGGTGGACGTTGCCGAGAGCGTCGCTTGGTAGCCACCGAACCAGACATCGAGGTTGTTGCCCGACGTGAACCGCACCACGACCAGGTGCCACGTCTGGTTGTCCCAGCGGCCGAGCGGGTTCGTGATCGAGTCAGAGTCGACCAGCGTCCCACCGGAGTCGTAGGTGTTGATCTGAGCGACACCGGACGTGTCGACCTCAACGGTCCAACGCACCGTCCCACCACCAGGTGCGACCATCTGAGCGACCATCGCATCCGCCGCTAGGCCCGAACCGTCGCCGTGCTTCCACCACAGCATTGCCGTCAGGTTCAGCTCGTCGCCGTCGGGCATCACGTCCGCGGCTTCACACGTCAGGTAGCTGTCCTCGGGCATCTGGAGCGCGGGCGACGCGATCCCCGACTGAAGGTTCGTCGAACGCCCCAGCAGGGCCAGCGGAGACGAGAACGTAGCGACGCCACCCGAGCCGGACCGGTTCTTGATCTCCGACCCATCCCCCACCACCGGCAGCCCGGTGTCCATCTGAAGATGCCAATACGGCTTCTCCGACGCGACACCCAACTGGCGCAGGATCATGTGCCACACGTTGTTGGGGAACTCCGGCGAGTAACCCAACTGGTCCATGGCGACCAGCTCCACCGCCGAGGCTGGGCCGTACGGGTTCGGAGACCACTTCCAGCACTCCTCACCCAAGTACCCGGTGAACCTCCGGTACTCGGTCCCCGACCACACCAGATCGAGCGTCACCGGGCACAGCGGAAACCCCTTCTCGTCACCCTCGTACACCAGGCCCGATGGGTTCTGCGGATCGAGCAGCCCGTCGGAGTTGTCGAGCAGCACCCGCAACCGGCCCGGCCGGAAGTCCTCGAGCACGTCGTCTCGGCCACGGTCGGTGGACACCGACAGCAGCCGGTCCGAGAGGTCGGTGAAGTCGATCGGGTTCAGGGTGTCGAACGGCCCCTTCTCCAAGGCGACCTTCAGCACTGCACCGGGCAAGGTCACCGGAGGTCCGCGTAGTAGGGGGTGTTCTTGAGCCGGGAGCGGCCACCGTTGGCGCGGGTGTCCGCGTTCGCGTGCCGGATCATCGACTGCGCCAGCACCCGACCATCGAGCATCACCTGCACCACCATCGGCCCGCCACCGCCACCGGACGGAGCAGCAGTGCCGGCAAGGGCACGGTTTGGGAGCACGACGCCACCCGAGTTGCCCATGTTCAGGATCTCCGGGCCGCGTTCACCGACGAGGTAGGAGCGGCCCGGCTTGACCGAGCCACCCGACGCACGCCCACCGTCGAACGGGTTGAGTCTGTCGAACGGGTTGAGGGCGCTAGCGACACCGCCGCCGATGCTTTGGACTGCCGTGGCCGCCTCGCCAGCGATCGTCTTTACCTTGTCGAGCCACTCCCAGATCGCCTGCGCCTTATCGACGACCCACCCGAGGGCGTCCCGTGCCGTCCCAAGGTTCGAGACGAACGTGTCAGCGAGCCACGCTCCAACGACCTTGAGCAGCGGCAGCACGTACGTGCCGAACCACTCGTAGACGGTCATCAGTGCGGCGACGACGGACTGCACTTTCTCGGACACGGACTGCCACGCCGCGGTGAACGTGCTCGTCAGCCACGCAGCGACGACCTTGAGGGTCGGGAGGATGTTGACCGTGAACCAGTCCCACAGCTCCGACAGCTTCCCAATCAGCCATCCAACAGCCTCGACCGCGACCTCGAACGCAGCCTTGTAGGTCGTCACGTAGAACTGGGCGATCTGCTGGATGATCGGCAGCAGGTTGTCTTGGAACCAGTGCCACAGCGATTGGATCGCGGGCACCACGGTCCCGGTGATGAACGACGCAACCGCATCCACGGCGTTCCGGAACCAATCGACGTTCTGGTAGGCGTACACCAGCCCACCGGCGAGCACCGCGATCGCTCCGATGATGAGGTACACGGGCAAAAGCGCAGCGTTCTCAGCGATCGCCAGGGCAGTCATCGCCGCTGCCACGATCCCGAGGGCCGTGGCGAACCCGACCAGGAACGGGGCTGGGTTCTTCTGGATGAAGGCCACGATCGGCTCCACCACAGGCCGCACCGCGTCAGCGATCTTGAACAGGTAGTCCACGCCCTTCGCCAGAGCAGGGATCAGCTTCTGAGCGAGGACCACTTGGATCTCACCCCACACGGCCTTCAGCTTGTTGCCGGCCCGGATGGTCGAGTTGCCGCCCTCGGCGTACGCCTTCTGCGCATCGGTCGACTTCTCGAAGATCAGCTCCTGCGTCGCAAGCGCCTTCGCCTGCTCCAACGCTGCACCCGTGAGATCCTTCTGACCCTTGGCCGCGAGCCGCGCCTGAACGTCGGCTTCCGTGATGGAGATGCCAAGCTCCTTCAGCGAGTCGCGTTCGCCAAGCATGGCCTTGGCAAGAATCTCCGACACCTCAGCAGCGGACCGGGAGCCACCGGACCACTCGGACAGAGCGCCGGACAAGCCGACAACATCCCGGGACATCAGCGCCGCTTCCTTGGCCGTGAACCCCATCGGCTTGAGCAGGTCACCGAAGTTTGCTGCGAGGCCCGCCAACTCCTCGTCAGTGAGGCCCATGGCTTCGTTGTTGGCGTCAGCCCACTTGCGGACCGAGTCGGCCGACCCCTCAAACACGGTGTCGACCTTGAGCGCCCAAGCGTCGAGCTTCCCGCCGAGGTCGATCAGTTGCGGCCCCATCACCGCGAGCGCACTCGCAGCGCCGAGCACTCCGACGCCGACACCCTTGGACACCGACGAACCGACCGAGGACATCTTCGCTGAGAACTTGCCGGCGCGCTTCTCTGCCTCTCCGAACGCCTGCGACAGACCTCGGGTGTCACCGGTGATGACGACTTCAAGCTTCTTCGCCATTGGTCGTCACCTCCTGGGTTGCCTGGACTGCCGCGCTTGCTCTGCGGCCTTCGTCTCGATGTCGCGCATGTACCGGTTCAGGGTCAGGGGCGACAGGTCTTGCCATGGATCTGTGGGGCGCAGCCCGTACAGCTCGGAGAGCGTGGGCCAGAACGGGTCGAGCCGCGCCCTCAGGCTTCCGGGTCGTCAGCGTCGTCCGACGGGTCCCCCACGTGAACGTCGATGTCCTCGGCAGTCAGCTCCGCGGGCCACTGCTCGGCCGCCTCGTGGAACGAGAGGACCGCTTCACCGTTCTTGCGGCGGGCCAGCCACCACACGACCACGAGCGAGTCCTCACCGAACACACCTTCGCCGAGGAACGACTCGAACGGCAGGCCGGTCGCCTTGCGTACCGCCAGCTTGTCGGTCATCGACAGGAGGTTGATGGCGAGCGTGTGCGACTGCGGCAGGGTGCGGCGCTTCTCCCCCTTCCCGATGGTGATCTCGCGTCGGATGGTGATGGTGAGGATCTGCTGCGCGGCTTCGTCGTCCGCGGCTTCCGCGGCGGCGCGACGGCCGGCACCGGGTGGGGGTGCAGTTGCCATGTCGGTTGTCTCCTGGGTTCAGAAGGTCTCGGTCAAGTAGCTGGATGCGCTCGTGGAGACCTTGTGCACGAGTTCCTGGTAGCGGTCGACGATCTCGTCGCTCCGCTCGTAGATGGTCCGGTTGATCGCGTACGGGCCACCGGAGGGACCGCCGACCACCCATGAGGTGTCGACCCATGGCGGGAACTGGGGGTACGCCTTCGACCCCCAGAACGCACCTTGGGCGCCGGCCCACTGCTGGCGGCGTTGCGCCTTGTCGATCGAGATTCGAGCGCCGGTCGCCCCGCCCTTGCCGCCGATGGCTGGGGCGAAGTGCCGTTGCACCGGACCCATGCCACGGGCGGTCTGCTGTGACCACCCTGCGACGACGCCCGCGAGCGCCCGGTGCTCCTGACCCAGCTCCCTCGTCCAGCGCGTACCACTGGAGAGGGAGCGAAGGTCGGCCCGGAACTCGCGGAGGCCGTCGACCTCGATCGCGGCCCGAGCCATGAGGGTCAGGCGGCCGAGTCCGAGTTGACCAGCACCAGCTCGAACGCGTCCGCGTCCGAACCGTCACCGATGCACTTGAACGGGAGCGTCTGCTCAAGGATGTCGAGACCGCCGACGTTCTGCGTCACCCCGTCGTAGCGGGCGTTCATGGTGAACGTCGCAGAGTCGGTGCCGTTGTCGAACTCGAGCACGATCGCGAACTCGTTGCCCGCGGTGTACCGGCCGTACTCGGTGAGCGACTCGAACTCGACGGTGAGCGAACCACCGATGGTGCGCATCGCGGACTGGAGCGCCGGGGCGTAGGTCTGCGAGCCGAGGAACAGGCGGTCGGTGTTGAGGCCGTTGTCGATGTTGATCTCAGCGGCCTTGACCGACACCGCCGAACCAGCGACCGTGACGGAGCCGTGGTTGAACTTGAACGGCTTGAGGTCCGCGGGCAGCGACGCCGAGGCGAGCGAGGTGCCGGTCGTCTCCGACATCCCAACGAGGTCGAGGCCGAGGGTGGCGATCTCACCAGCCGAACAGGCGAGGGCAGCCGAGGCGACCTTGACGCCGGCGTAGGTGAACGGGCGCACGGTGCCCGACACGTCCGGGCGACCCACCTGCACGGTGAGGCCCAGCGCCGAGAGATCCTTCGGCGTGTAGGTGTGCGTGTACGGGCCAGAACCGGTAGTGGTCGGGGCGCCCAAGATGTGCTTCCACAGCTTGGTCTGACCGCGGTTCTTCAGCTCCAACCCGAGGGAACCGGACACGACGATCGGCCCGCCGTTCCACGCCTCCGAGTCGATGACCGAACGGCCGGTGCGGATGCCAGCGGACTCCAACCGCTGGTACTCGGCCTGCATCGACTCATCGAGCAGATCGAGGAACACGGTCGGGGTGACACCGGTTCCGACGGTGGTCTCCTCGCCAATGCCAAACTGGGCAGCAAGCCCGGATCGGTACGCCATCAGGGCTTCTCCTTCGCTTCTGCGGCCTCAGCCGCCTTGGTTCCCTTGGCCTTGGTGGCCGAGGTCTTCCGAGGGACACGCTTCTTCCCCTCAGTCCTGGCGGCGCCGGTGGCTGCCTGCCAGTCGTCCTGCTCGCACAGCGACTTGCCGAGGTCGTCGTCGACCTCGATCGGTTCGCCGTTGGTGACCTTCTCGCCGGAAGGGAGTCGGACCGCGTCGAACGGACCGCTGTAGGTGACCTTCATGGGTCGCTCCTCAGTTGATGCGGATGTGAACTGCGACGACGTACTCGGCAAAGCCGATGCATCCCTGCGCCGTGCGGCCGACCGTGGCTCGCTTCGATGCGGGAACCGCCGACACGACGAACCAGGCGCCGTCGTCGTCGGACAGGGAGTCGAGGGATGCGGTCTCCACGGTGGCGTCGTGAACCGCGGCCACCAGCTCGTCAAGGCGCTGGCGGGTGGCGAGGAGCGTGGTGCGTCCAGTGATCCGGACGTTCACTGGGAGGGTGAACTGATCGTCGGTCACCTTGCGACCCTCGCGGATGGTGACGATGGAGACCTCGCCGTCCTCGTCACCGATCCAGATGGTCTCGGATCGCATCTCGTTCTCACCGGGCCAGCCCGGCTCAACGACTGCACCACCGATGCGGTCGTCTTGGCGGATGATCGACACCAGTTGGTTGATGGCCGACCAGCGCGGCGTATCCGACTCGCTCATGCGAAACCGACTGCGTACTTCTGCGGCCGGAACTCGTTGAGGAGCCGATCAGCTTCGATCCAGCCGGTCGGGCGTCCGCCCTCCCAGTCGGGAGTGCGGAAGTTCACCCACCCACCATCAACGGACTGCGACGCGATCTCTCGTGACGTGCCCGAGGCGTTCTGGCGCAGGGTGGCGAGCGCGTACTCGCACGCACCCTGGTAGAGCGGACCGGGGGTCGTGGAGTACCCGTAGGTGCCGACGACGACGTGATCGACCATCGCCACCCACCCACCCGCGCGAAACACGATGCCCTCGCGCTTGCGGACCGTGTAGCTCGCAGCGTCCACGGTGTCGCCGTCGGTGGTGATCGAGGTGACGGTGAGGACGCGTTGGTGCGGGAGGATGAGATCGGTGGCCCATCGGTCAGGGGTGACCGTGTAGGTGAACGCGGTGGACTCACCGGCGATCCCGCAGTAGTCGACGACGATCTGCGCCCACTCCGCGACCTTGGCGGTCACGTCGGTGTCCGACCACTCAGCGAGCGCGGTCAGGCGCTCCTTGGCCTGCGCAGCCGTCGGGTACGCCATGGGTCAGGCCGTCGCCTTGCGGCGGCGCGGCGCCTTCGGCGTAGCCGTCTCCACCTCGGGAGGCTCCAAGGCCACCTCGGGAGCGTCGGGAGCGTCCTCGACGCCGACACCGAACTTCGCGAGTTCAGCGTCGACCTGGGCCACGCGATCGGGCAGGCCACGCAGCACGTAGCCCTCTCGCTCGAACAACAGATCCTGCACGGTGATCTCAGCCATGGGGTCCTCCTGGTGGGAAGCGAACGAAGTGGGGGGAGAAGTGGATGGGCTGGCCGCCCCCGGCACCCAGGAGCGGGGGCGGCCAGACCTCAGGGGGTCAGAAGCTCGGGGTGACGAGACCCGTGCCGCCGACGCCGAAGCTGGCGGTCGGGTACCGACCCGCGGTGAACGCCGAGTAGCCGTAGACGCCCACCTCGACGACGAGCTTCTTGCCCTGCGGCTGGTCGAAGCGCAGCTCGCGGGGGGCGCCGTCGCCCTCCTCCCAGAGGAGCAGGTCGGTCGTGCGGGTGACGAGGATGTGGTCCTCGTTGGTGCCCGCGCCGGCGTTCGTCGCGATGTTGGCGTCGCTGATCACCGGGAGGCTCTGCAGCGAACCGACGATCTGGCCGTACTCGGCGGCCTTGCCGAGCGCCATGACGTTCTGCACCTGCTCGTTGCCGAAGAGCGGGCGGCCGGTCGAGTCGACCGCAGCCGTGATCCAGCCCCAGCGGCGGGAGTGCATGAAGATCGCCGTGGCCGGCAGGTACCGGTTCGAGTTGACCCGCTGGATCGCATCGGCCAGCTTCGGCCACAGTTCGCCCACCGTGGGCGAAGCGTCGGTGTAGGCCACCGTGGCCGACTCGGCGGCGATCGCGGCGGCGATGTAGGCGGCGTCGACCTTGGCCGCGTAGGCGGCGGCCAGGTCGTTGTAGATGATCCGGTCGACCATCTCGCCCCGCTCGAGCGCCTGGCGGGAGATGTCCTGCGCGCCGCCGTAGGTCTTCACCGTGACCGCGAGCGTGGTCTCGTCGAAGTCGGTCTCGCTCAGGGCGTCACCCTCGGACGACTGCACGGCCACGGTGGTGCCGGTGGTGCCACGCGGGATGTTGAACGTGGTGCCACGGGTCGGGAGCGGCAGCGAGGTGAGGGCGTTGAGGAACGGCCGGCCGGCACGGGCGATCTGCGCGTACTGCTCGGTGAGGTACTGCGGCGGGATGAGGGCGCCGAACGCCGACACGGTGGCGTCGCGCTGCTCGTTGCGGCGCTCGGCCTCGAACTGGCCGTGGCGGAACAGGCGCTCACCGGCGTCACGGTCGCCCATGACCTGCGACCGGTAGGCGTCGGAGAACCACGAGTGGTCGCCGCCGTCGCGGTACAGGTCCGGCTCGCTCACCCGGGACACGGGGGCCGGGGTGGCAGGGGCGCCCATGCGGGACGCCGTGGCGTCCGCCTGAGCGCGGGCCTCGTCGAGCGCCACGAGTTCGGCCTCACGGGCCTCCATCGCGGTCCGCTCCTCATCGAGAGCGCCGACAGCGGTGCGGGCCTCGGTGAGAGCGGTCTGCTCCTCGGGGGTCAGGGTGCCATCCCCGCGCTCCTCGGCGGTGGCGATCGTGGCGTCAACCTCGGCCTGGCGCTGGGCGCGGGCGTCGAGGTTGGCTCGGATGTTGGCTCGGATCTGGTCGAGCAGGCTCATTGGTGGTCCTCCTGGGACACGAAGCGACCGGCCCGCGAGTCGGGACGGTCAGGGGTTCGTGGCTTCCTGGTGGGCCGCAGGTGACGCTCAGGTGGTGCCCGCAAGTCGGGTCCGGCGTGAGGTCGGCGTGTGGTCCGGCGAGGTGCCGTGGTTGATCAGCGGGCGTAGGCCATCTGATCTCGCAACGCTCGGGCGAGCGCCACGCTCATCCCAGCCTCAGGGGCCGGGGCGATCTCGGGGGCAGGCTCAGAGGCCCGCAGTTGGGCGACGGCGGCAGGGTTAGCCGGGTACGTCACCACGGAGACATCGAACAGCTTGACCTCAAGGATGCGGCGCTCGGTGAAGTCGGCGTTCCATTCCTGGCGCAGCACCTGGAAGGCGAACGAGCACTCGTCCATGTCGCCGCGGTCCATGGCCGAGGAGAGGGTCTGAACGAGCGGCGAGCGGCCATCGAGCGTGGAGGCGAACCGGAGGCCGGTCGTGTCCGATTCCAGTTCCAGCGTCTTGGACCGGGTGCGGCCGAGGGCGACGCCGTCGTGGTTCACCAAGAACCGAACGTCGTCGCGCTCCCGCACCGACTTGACGCAGGCACCCTCAGCGATCGTCTCAACCCACCCGTAGGGCGGGCCGCCTGCGACCTCGTAGGGGAACTCGTAGACGGTGGCGTATCCGTCCACAGTTGGGTTCCCCTGCTCATCGACGCGCAGTTCGCCGGTGGCGAACGAACGGGCCTCAAGGAGCCGGCCGCGGTCGACGACCTCAAGGCGGGCGCCACGAAGGTCCACCTCGGCGTCGGAGAGGCGCGACAGCACCTCGGGTGGAAGGTTGCGCAGATCAAGCTCAGGCATTGGGTGGGCCTCCCGTGGTGGCCTGGACGGAAGTGGCGTAGGGCGGCCACAGGTGTTGCTCGCCGGCACCATCGGGCAGCGGCGGAAGGTCCTCGTGGGATCGGGCCTCGTCGGGCGTACCCCATCCGCCGCGAATGCGGATCTCGTGGACCGTGGCCTGCGTGCGAGCGTCGACCGCGAGGTAGGCGGACGGGTTGACCTTCACGTACTGGCCGCGCGGCGTCATCGACGACAGGAACTCGTCCATCAGCGCCAACCACCACGAGGCGTTCCACGTCAGGTATGAGAGGCCCCGCTGCTCAACGTTGGCGTAGGTGATCGACGATCCTGCCGTGCCCTGGCCGACCAGCTCCGGTGGCACCAGGAAGAACCCGGCGATGTCAGTGCCGTTCGCCTGGATGGTCTCGAGAAACTGCGACTCCTCAGGGCTGATCTGCAACGCCTCGTACTTGAGGCCCTTGCCAGCCACGAACGGCTCACGGGTGCCGCGCATCGACAGGAACCGTTGCTTGATGGTCTGGGCGTCTTCGCGCGAGATCGCCTGTTCCGTCGTGAGCATCCCTGACGGGTGCGCCCCATCGTCGAACCAGCGGGCACCGAAGTCGCGAGCCGTCAGCCCGAGGCCGATCATCGACGCTGCGTACTCAAGCGGCGCCAGACCGATCGACGACCCCGGCACGGTGAACGCAGGCCAGTGGATCAGGTCATCGGGGTTGATGGTCATGCCGTCGACCGTCCACTCGATCGGACCATCGAGACCGCGGCGACGGGCACGCATCCGGCCTGGGTCAAGGATCTCCACCGCTGTCGGGTACAGCAGCCGGTCCCTCGACAGCACCCGGCCGAACACGTTGCCACGAGTCACCCACGACATCAGCACCTGCCGGCGCCATCCGATCGGGGACACTCCCGACCCGGGATGCGGGTTGGTCAGCAGCGGCGAGGGGGCCACCTGCTCCCGAACGTCCTCGGCCTTGCGGTACTGGTGAACAGGCAGCGCAGAGAGTCGGCAGATCAGATCAACGCATGACCACACGGCACCCAGCCGCAGCGCCTGCTCAGGCGACACCGGGCCGCCACCGCTGCCCAGGTGGCGCCGGGAAGCCGCGATGGCTTCTCCGAGATCCGAGATCGAGCCGCGCTGCTCTAGTGAGCGGCGGATGACGCTCACAAGGGACCGCCAGGCGACGGACGCGACAGGTCCCATGCGGCCACACCGACCGCCACACCTGAGGCGATGAGTGCCGCGCCGACGCCGTAGCGGATGGTGACACCGGAGACAACCAGCGCGGCAGCGATGACGAACAGCGCGAGTACCTTCACTCAGCTACCTCCATTCACCAACAGGAATCGACCACGGGGGACTCCGCGGCTTGCTTGTGGCCCCACACCGCCATGATCGGAGCGGTGATCGGGGTGGCGTCACCCTTGCGGCGGTCGATCAGCCACATGTCGCCGTACGGGCGCTTGACCGCCTGGGCTACGGCTTCGTTGATCTCCGGTCGGTCGCGATGGACCACGTTCCCGTCGATCAGATCGGTGTGGAAGTCACCCGTCCCCGCCGCCAGCTCTGATGCTGGGCAGTCGGTCAGCACGATGCCCGCCGCGATCAGTTCGGCGTCGAAGATCCGAGCCGGCCCCTTCGGGTCGCGCACCACCCGACCGACCGGGCGCTTCGCATCCGTGGCAAGTTCGATCAGCCGAGGCACCAGCCATGCCGTGTTCACGCCGCGCTCGATGACATCGAACCCGATGCCTTCCGGGCACGACCCGGCGACTGCGATGGTGCCGCCCGAGTACTCGGTCGTCACCTCGTAGGCGAGCGTCACCGGATCAGCGAGCCATCGCTTCCGCTCCGGTGGCACCGACGACAGGCAGCCGCGCCACTCGGCCTCCGACCACACAGCCCACGCCGCATCGTCTGAGTCGGGGAAGATCCCCAACCGCTCACGCCGGTACGCCTCAGCGCCGAGACGTTGCAGCTCCATCTTGACGAACGTCTGGTCGATGCGGATGCCGTAGGCAGGGTTGCCATCGGCCACCACCTCTGGATCACACAGGCGATCGTCGGGCACATCCTCGGTCGACCACTCGAAGTAGGCGAGCATCGGCTCACCCGGCTCCGGAACGGTCTCCCCTGCGGTCAGCGCACGACCCTGACGGATCAGCGCACGCAGGTGGTCGGACTCCATCCGAGGCAGCGGGGCCGACGACGTGTACCACGCCTGCGGGTTCTCCCGTGCCGCCATCGTCGGGATCAGGCCGGAGAGATCCTTGAGCCAGAACGCCTCGTCGAGCACGACCAGATCCCCGGAGAACCCACGACCCGAACCCTTCTCCCGAGCCTTGAACAGCAGCCGGCGACCGTTCGCCAGCTCGATCGACTCCTTGCCGTTCGAGTCCTTGATCCCCGACGGGGCATCACCGACGCCTCGCCCGTTGTCCTTGACCAGCGCCCGCAGCTCGGGGGTCTCTTCGACCAGCTTGCGGATGCGGCGGAAGTGGTCGAGGCAGGTATCGAACCGGTGAGCGGTGTGCGTGATGAGCTGAGTCGTCGGCACCAGGAACAGGTGCGCCAACTCCAACGCTTCGAGCAGCCCGCCCTTGCCGTTCTGGCGAGGGACCACTAGGGCGACCTCCATCGCCGCCCATCGCCCCGC